CGCTTTCGATTTCTTTTACAGTATATTCTGTGTGGGCGAGTTCAATCAGCCATTGTTCTCGATCTATATCGTATGGACGTTCGATATCCTGAATAGGGATCGACACCGGCCAGGCCATGCTGGATTCATCCACGATCGGACGTACACCCGCTATGGCTGCTAACACGCCGGGTCCGCTGTTATGATTGACCACGGCATGGTATTGATTGTTCCAATCATAACTGTCATAGGTACCATCTAATCGTCGAGGATATATTATCTTGATATCAGGTAGAGAACCGTGCAGAGACACTGTATCTCTGGGATGTGGTCTCACTGTGATGGGTCGATCTGTATATCGGCGTATCTCTTGTATGCGTTGCACCGTCCAAGCACGGAAATCTGTGATGTCCTGTGCCTGCAGGCTGCGGCTGTGCTGTAAAGCTATCAGTATGTCTGGGTATGTCTGTGGATGTTTTAATGCGATGCCTAATTTCGCTGGACGGTCTGGATCCAGATCTTGATCGTTGCCAAACCAGGCCCGACGATTGGTATGATTGAGACCGATACGCCATGTGCGACCTCGATTGAGATATCCCACATCGATCACTATGACCGGACGTCCTCGAGATCGATAATGCTCAAATACCCGGCGATTTTCTTTCATCCGACCATTCCAGAGCACTGACCAGATCACGGCACAATCCGCATCCAGAGAATCTTTGTGCATGGTGATCCCATGCCAGATCATGCTGGCATGTACCGCAGACAGTATGGGTGCGGCATTGAGTGCGGCTTGGGTAGGAAAATACGCGGCAGTTTTTATCACTAAATATCCCTGTCACATAGTTATTCCGATTCCATGCACCATACGATAATCACTACTTTCAACCAGTCAGGTCTCGAACGTTACGGTCAACGCATGATCGATGCGTTTGATCGGCACTGGCCCATGGCGGTCAATCTGGTCGTATATGCAGAAAATTGCCGACCGACGGTGTCCAGCGATCGTGTACGGGTCCTGGACCTATTAGAGATCAGCCCGGATCTAGTCAGTTTCAAACAACAGCATGCAAACAATCCTGTAGCCAATGGGCAGGTGGCCAAAGACACCCAAGTACCATTCAAAGATAATGCATTCAAATGGGACGCTGTGAGATTCAGCCACAAGGTGTTTTCAGTCATACACGCTTGCCAGAACATCGACAGCGATTGGATCATCTGGCTAGACGCCGATACTGTGACCTTTAGAGATGTAGCCGACGGGTTCTTGGATTCAGTCTGCGACGTCACCGCCATGGCCTGTTATCTCGGGCGTCGAGAAAAATATCACAGTGAATGTGGCTGGGTCGCGTATAATCGACGACACCCAGATCTTGAGAATTTCGTAGGACGGTGGCGAGACCTATACATGTCCGGCAGTCTTTTCGACCTGCGAGAGTATCACGACAGTTTTGTGTTTGATGTGCTAAGGAAAGAGTTCCAGACACAGCGAAATACCCGTTTCCACAATCTCAGTCCAGAACTGCCCGGTAAAGGCCCTGGTCATCCTTTTATCGCTAGCCAGTTGGGTCTATACATGGATCACATGAAAGGTGACAAACGCAAGACGCTGGGGCACAGTCTCGCAGATGACTTTGATCGCAATCAAGGGCTCAACAGTGATGTGCCTTACTGGCGGCAGGTATTTGGTCGCTAGCGGATTCGGTCACGCATGAAACGCCAGGCCTGGCCGTCCGATAACTGTGATGTAGAGAAGTGACACTGGGCCAGTCGATGATAGAACCCTTCGCGATCTGGCAAGGGTGGATTTCCCAGCAATGAAAGATCTGTGGCTGCATAGCCAAATGTCTGGCTACGCCCAGGATTAGGGTCAGTAACGAAAGTAGGAACACCCCAGAGTACACTGGCCACACCGGGACTAGAGTTGTAGGCCACAGTGCACCAACTGCGATTGAGATCCTGTCGGAGATCAGAATTTTGGCTGATTTCCAAACGAGGCCATCGACGCTGTATCTCTGGCACCACCTTGGTACTGCTAGGATGCGGTCGTATCAAGATAGGACGTTGTGTATAGGCCCGGACCAGAGGAATCGTGGTTTCTAACCACTCAATCACTGATACTCCATCCATGCTCCAACCGCCGTCTCTCTGCAGACACAGAGTCACACAGCGGCCGTCGTCTCTCCAGGCTCGTTCTTGGAATCCGTAAGACTGTTTGATTTCTCCCCAGCGACTGGGATCAACGTCCTGATCAAAATAATAACCGGTAGTGGGAAAGATACCGTCTAGACTGTAGCGTAGATACCGATTGAAATCGCCGGGTTCCAGGAATCCAAATAGATTGCTGTCAATGACCAGGGTGTGTTGTCCGGACCGGCGTTGTTTTTTAATCACACGATGTCGTTGCTCCAGATGCGGTGCCTGCTTCATACCGATCCAACCTTGTAGGACTGCGATATCAGCATCCACTACGATGTTTACATCATCAATGACATAGGCTTCGTCGCCTGCGGCTTTTACTCCTTGAGCAAAATTTTCTAATAGAGTCCTCTTAAACTCGTTCTTGCTTTTGCTGGGTATGGCCGAGAGATAGACAGCTATCTTCATGCCTGCCCATTGAGCACGGCCCAGGCATAGCCGGTACGCATCTCTTCCACTGTGAACTGATGGTAAGCCAAGCAACGGAGGAGGGCCGTGACTTGGTCTAGATCTGGCCGGAAGGGTTTTTCTATCTGGGCAAAATCGTTGTTGGCCAACGGTGCGGCCGCGTTTGGGCCCATAGCGAAAACTGGTTTACCGTAGATCAGGCTTTCCACTGCCGCGATGGAATTGAACGTGACCATGCAATGCACATCCTGGCCCAAGGCCATCTCCATGGTATCCACGGTGGCCCGCACTTCTCTAGGCTGCTTGAGTCGCACTTCGATGGGTCGGTCGGTGTATTTTTTGATCTTGGCTATGGTTTCTGCTACCCAGGTCTCTTCATCGAGATCCCAATAGCTCATGGCCTTGGCACTGGGTGGACAGATCAAGATCTTGGATCCCGGAGTCATCGGACGTGCCCGCACCCGGGTGCGTTCCAATCTATCTGCTGGTCGTGGTTCGGTCGCACCCAACCACTGCATGGCGTTCTTGGTGATCCTGTGATAATCCTTGAGTTTGCGATTGCCAAAATATCCAGTGTCGATATAGTAGTAATCACGTCCTTGTTCTTCACAGGCCTGCATGATCTTTTTCTTGGCTATGCTACGCAAGGCTATGGGATTAGTGGCCTTGGCCACGCGGTCCCATGGTGCCATACAACCAGCACTGCCTTGCACAAATGCATGGACGATGCCGTCCCATTTCGCACCTTTGGTTTTCATTTTGTTTGTCAAGTCCTCTGCTTCGCTGATACCAGTGATCTGATTTCTCCGTATATCAGTCAACCGATCTGTTATGCCCTGCTTGGAGAATGTGTCTCCGTACACACCACGAGGATCTTCCACGTAGGTCATGACATCTTTCAAAAGGTCTTTCCAGATTGGTGGCAGGTGTAGATCGTCAATGTCCACGTGATCATGGCTGACACAGGTCTCTAGCAGTGCAGATTCATATTCTTTCCACACGTCTGCATATTCGCAGTCTCGATAGTTTTCAAACCAAGGACCACCTTCGGTGTAGTGCAAGGCCCTGGGCACCCCATCCCAGGGCTGGTGATACCATCCTACCAACCAATTCCATTCCGGCTTCAACTCACCGATGTCGCTGTCGTCTAACCAGGAGAATCTGTGTAATTCTTGTCCGGTGGCATTGTTGATATGATAAGGAGTGAGCCACTCATTCTTGGGATGGGCACAATTGAACAGCACCATGCTGGACCAATTCTTGCGTGGATAGTATTCTTGCTTCTTGCCGTCCATCTTGATGGTGTTCTGTGGGCGATAATCGTGCTTGACCAGCATCACGGCATAGCGATCGTCGGCCTGGCGTATCAGATCCTGTATGTCTCCCAACCACAGGAAATCACAATCGCAGAATACGGCCCATCCTTTGTAGTCATTGAGTCGTGGCACCAAGAATCGGGTAAAAGTGAATTCGGTGCTGGCTTGCACATCTCTGGGCCTGGTGTATAGCAGACTAGACCGCAGTTCGTCTTGCTTGAGCATGTATGTGTTCACGGGCTCCGAGGCGTTTCGATGTATGCTGTATTCGCAGACATCAGCTGCTATGGACTCTCGGCTGTCCCATCCTATGTACACATTGGTCATGTCATGCGTCTTTCTATGTCTGATTCCTCGCAATTTTCACCGTACTGTATCTCTACGATCTTGAGCGGGTTAGGGTCCTCATTGACCAACTGGTGCCATTCGTGGGTGGCGACATGTAGATACTCGTGTCGCTTGTATCGATCACGCAGTTCCATGTCGGTAGAGGTCGTGCTCAGGGTGTATACCGTGGCTTCTCCTGAGGTCACCAACCAGAATTCTGCTCGTTGTTCGTGTCTCTGCATGCTGAGTGCGGCACCAGGATCCACGGTAAGTTCTTTGACTTTGACGCCAGGTGCTTCGTGTAATACACGGTAATATCCCCAGGGTCTGCGAGTCTGTGGTGCTTTCCATTCTTCCAAGATCCACGATGAGGAATTGGCCTTGTCAAAACCACCTACTCCAAACACGAATTTCGTGTTGTCATCGGTCACGTCCATCTCGGGTATGTTTTCGTCGGTACGGTCACCACCATTGGCGAATATGATCTGATCTTGTGGATAGCTCTGGCGCACCATCTGGATGGCCCGACGGGCCGTGCCATCTGTGTCATCGAAATCTATGACAAAATCCACGCCCTGTATGTTGCGTATGATGTTGGCCCGTTCCGACAAAGGCATAAAACTACGGCCTTTTTTGCGGGTCAACCAGGCATCGCTGTTGACACCTACCACTAGGATGTCTCCTAATTTCTGGGCCGCTTGGATGTAGGCCAGATGTCCAGAATGCACAGGATCAAAACCACCAGTTATCAATACTATTTTTTTCATGCTGATATTTACGTCATCCTCTATCCATAGAAACGGAAACCACGCTGTGCGTAGAAATATTCCATGCAAAACAAACGTTCTACCTGATAAGCATGGGGTTCGTTGATCTCTCGCGGATCATAGAAGGTAGGAGTCTGCTTCCAATCAAACCCGTACACATCCACTGATGCTGTTTCACAGTGATCTAGATAATCCAGTAGCATGATACCGGTAGACGGCTTTTGTCCTTTGTGCAGCCCCAGACGCTCGTGCAGGATCTGTTTGTATTCGTCTGGGTAACCCAGTGTTCCTGATACTGGGGCATGTTTATTGGCCACCTGCATCATGTGAGAGATGTTGAATCCGCCCATGGATTCCTGATACACACGGGTCTTTTTCATGAAAGCATATTTGATGAATATCAGAACGTCGGTCCTAGCACCGTGGCTTTCGGGCCTGTTCACCATGGCACCCAAGTTGATCCTGCATACCACGTCGTGAGAATCTATATCTGGTCCGTATCTGAGATCGAACAGAGACGCGGCGTTGCCTACCACGGCCACGTTTCGATCTTGGAACCATGACTTCATCTGCGTGTCAGTATCACATCATATTTGCTGCCAAACAGCAGAGGATTTTTCTCTCTACGATCAAATTCTTCTATGCGTTCCCAGGCCATGCTCACGGGCATCACCGACAAGATACGATCTCGCCACCATGCGGGTTCTTCCACGATGAGATGTGCGTTCCGGCCATCGGGCAAGCGTTTCTTGGCCGGATGGCAAGCGATCCTAAGGAACGCACAGCGTTCGATCTTGCTGGCCAGCAATCGTAGCGTCTCGTCGAGATATTCGGGTTCGATGTGTTCTATAGCGTCTGTGCTTATGACAGCGTCAAAGGTCCTCGAAGGCATGTTGCTGTAAACAGGGTTGCCTGGATCATACCCCCAGCACTTGATCTCTGGGTGTTCTTTTTTCAGTTCTGCTATCAGGCCTCCCTTGCCACAACCAAAATCTAACACAGTAGTAGGTCGATATTCATCGAGGAATTTTCGTACCAATTTGTACTGTTTCCCATTAGCGAACTTGCCATTCTCATGCATGTTCTCCAGTTGTTGTTGATAGTCTTTGTTTATGAGGCTCATATGGTGAATAACTTTCTGTCTTGATGTGCGTCGATGTTGACGTATCTACGCACGCAGTTCGCACCCTGTCTTGGTGTCACGCCGTGGATGGTGTCGTGGGTGTTAAGGAACAAGATCATGGTGTTGGCCCGATATGGCACCGATCCTGCCTCGATCACATGATCTGTGTTGACTTCTCTGATGCCGGTGTATTCTGGTCGATCTATCTTTTTGCGGAACACATGTATGTCTCCACCTGTGCTGGCATCTTCGGGCTTTCGCATGTACAGCAGACCGGCGAACAGTTCTCGGCTGTTGTCGAGATGCGGAGTACGCACAGTTTCCTCCTGTAGACCATTGAGGACGAATTGCATCTCCATCTGCACCGTGCCCGGTTGTCCATGGTGTCTCTGAGACACCGGTGCCTGTTTAAGTGTGTCCAGCATGGTAGGATAGTATCGTTCCAAGGCCGGTTCAAAAAGATCCAGCACTCGATCTTTGAATGCCTGGCTGTTGTGATAGGCCACAAACTCCTGCCACAGCGGCGACACAGTTCCTGGAACAAATTCATGCTGACGATATCGTCGTGCCTGGAAACGTGTCTTTCCGTCTTGCATCATGTGCTGTTCGGGATATTCTGCTATCAATTGATCATAGAGTGTCTGTGGCAATGCATCGCGGATACAGAAGTAAGGACAAGGATCCTGTATGAGATCATCTTTGGTTATAGACTGTGTCACGTCAAGTTTCATTTGTACTTGTTCGCTATGTCGTCGTCGCTGATATTTTCCCCGCCATACATGTGTTGGATAGGTATCTCGAATGGTGTGTCTCGCACCTTGCGGAATACCGCGGCCACCATGGGATCGCTTTCCCAGGCGTCGAGATCTAACTTACTTCTGTGGCCTTTGTTGCGGCCAAGATTGTTGACGTCTAGTTTATGCAAGTAAACAGCATCGCTGGATGCTATCCAAAGTTCTCTGAGTTCATAGCCATTCTGATTGGCCAGGCAAGGGAATAGATTGGGATTGTAGTTGAAGAATCCATGATCTACCCAACGATAGAATGGTAACACATGTATCATGAATCCGCCCGTACGACATAGATCGTGTGCGTTCTTGAACACCATGTATTGGTTAAACACATGTTCACCTGTGCCGTTGTTTGTGACCAGGTCAAACTGTTCACGGAAGCCATAGGTCTTGGCTATGTCTACATTGAGATCCATGGCCACGGCATCACGTTCGGTATTGACATCTATGGCCAGGTATCGTTCAAACCCTAAACTGAGATACCAGTCCTTGGTTCCGCCAAGTTCTGCGGGAGGAACTATGCCCAGTTTCTGGTATATTTCTCCGCGTGCCTTGGTGTTTTTGAGAGTTTGATTGCCCAGTTCGACCACAGTGGGCCGTTTGTCGGTTACAAGTTCTGCGGCTACAGAACCCACTGCTTTGGTTATTAGATTGCTGAATCCCATGTGACCTCCATGGGGTATTTATCTGGGCAGATTATGGGTCAGTGTTTAGCGAACGATGACATGCTCTTGTCTAGCCAGGGCAAGATCAATTCTTTCTGCTTGACGTACCCGTGCCGGTTGATTGATGCCATGGCCGATGCTGGCAATACTCCACGATCGGCCAGATCATACCAGGTGGTGGTAGCAGGATCCATGGGCCCATGATCTCCGCGATAGACCACGGCATTTATCCAAGATTCATTGGGAGTTTTTTTGAAGAATCCAGAGCTACAATCCCAGCCGGTGATTGCCAAGACGTGCATGAGATTGACCAGAGTCCAATGCCAGTAACATCCAGAAATCTGTTCAAATTCCTGCCGATTGAATTCGATGTTGGTTGTTTGAGGAAGGACGATGACCAACATTCCGCCCGGGGCAGTGATATCATGCCAATTTGCCAGTGTGGCAAAAGGATTAAGAACATATTGGAAAGCGGCATGGCACCATACAAGGTCAAACTTTTTGTCGCCGGCCCGTATTGGATCCTGGAAATCCTGACTGAGATATCTCACGTTACGATATTTTTTTGCCAGAGGCAATGACACTGCACGATCAACTCCAGTGCAATCAATATTTAACGGTTGAGGATTTTCATCTCGGGTGGTCCGTGTGGCCCACCATTCTAGATCTAATCCAGGGCCACAGCCCATGTCTATCATTGACCCCACACTCTCCATGAAATCATCGTACTCATACAGAACATTTAAAGTTTGAAGACTTTGTGCATGGCTCTGTTCCGGAGTGTCAAACATAATTTTCATACTTGTATATCCTCCATTCCAGCAGTTCTCAATCTCACTATATGGCCCATTTGCCACTGCTTGGTATCAAGGCCTTTCATGATGCCTAACCAACGATTGCGTAGCAAGGCCACTTCATTGATTATGGTTTCAAAGTCGATCACTTCGTCCTCACCGTCCACATACTTTTCAGCATCGCGGGCCGTGAGTGCCCGAGCATAGTTTTCTAAGTATTTCTGGAAGTGCTTCCTGCGTATCCTACGCAGTTGGATATTGAGGTAATTGAGTATGGCTTCGATTTCCTGGAGCTGGTTGAAACGATGCTCGGTGATGCCGGGCAGTTCCTTGATGTTGTGCTCTACATACCCGCCGATGCGACATTCTCGCTTGGCTTCGTCCAATTCACGCTCATAGTGTGCGATGAAATCCGGGATGGCACTGAGACTGGTAGTTACTTTGCTATACCACATGTCTGTACTCCACTAACCAGGGAAAAACAGTTTCCCAATTAGTGTTTCTTCTTCGATCTTTTTCATCTAAGAATATTATAAGATCTCGTATACGAGAAAGATCAAACTTTGATTGGCATATTTCTTGGAGGATGCCGGACATATATTCTCGAGCATAAAAATCTTCATCGGTCTCGGCAGGCATGAGTTCTAATATTTTGTGTCGATCTTCTTCAAATACGTGCCCTGGAAATATACCAGCTTTGAGATATTCCGGACCGGGCTCGACTGATGAAAACCAATGACCAATTTTTCTTTCTGATCTCCACTCTGCTAATTTAATCAAGAGATCTGGCATGGTTTTTATCGTCAATGATGAGATGGTTTGATTGATCATAAGATACAGCCATTTAAATTGCATAAGATATCTGAAATTGCTTTCCCATCTTTCTAAGTCTATTCCATATCGTACATATTCTTGTTGTGGTCCCCAACAGTCAATGCTACAACTAATATCTATAGATTTTACTTTTTTACCAACTAATATTTTTTGCAATTTAGGAATAAAAGATTTAAGGCGGTCCGGATCTACCATAAGATTCGTGACGATGTTGATCCGACAGTCCGGGTTAGGATATTCTTCGATCATTTCTAAAAATTTATCAAATTCATTTTGTATCAATGGTTCTCCACCGAGGATTCCTAACCTTTTGAGTTTAGGAAAACCTTCTGGAAACCAGTCCCAAAACAACGGCATGTACTGGCCGTACTGATTTTTTACAATTGGAAGGTGCACTCCCTCTTTTCGAAACTCTCCAAATTTTTTGTTTTCTGATGTAATGGTACTGCTAAGACCATCAGGGCAATATAAACAACCCATGTTACAAAAACTACTAAAATAAACTTCTAAAATTGTAGGATCCACTGAAGTTACTGATGCATCCAAATCTAATTCAGATGGATGCATATTAGGAATAGTAAGATGTCGCATGCGATCGCTAGTTCCGCCTGCTTCCTCGACTCGGCGGCAATATTCGCAATTTGAATCTGGCCATTTTCCTTGTAGCATATCTATTCTATCTTGTATTTTTACCGGAGTATTATGGAAAGACTTAAAATCGTCCGGTGACACTTGACTAAATGCCGTTCTATGACAAGATCCAGTGACGCCGTTATTAAGATATAAGGTCGACCAGGCCCATTTCAGTTGACATGCAGTATCTGTCTTGATAGGAAAGAATTTTTTATCAGACACCATGTAACCAAGATATAAAATTTTTAGGATAGATGTCTAAATTTAAGCCTCGTCTCTTTGCAAATTCTAACACATATTTTGAACAGTTTTTTCTCAGCGATTCGCTGACCGGGGAACTCATTGATTTAATTATTTCGTCTTGAAATTTAATTTCACTCGACAAGAAAGAATCAACTAAAATTTCTTTGCTTTTATCATCTAGCACATTAACACCTAGGAATTGCGGATCGCTGCAAAATTCATATTTGATATGCCGATCTGGGTATTTCTCAGTGAATTCTCGGAATCCGAATAAAGTGAGATTAGTAAGAGTCGACGAAAAATACCATTCAAACCCTTGTTTCGTAATTTCATCGAGATTAGTTTTAAAAGTTTTCCAGGACGTACCAAAACGATTGAACTCGTAAAATTTTTCCAGATTCTCGGCACTAACTATCAAAGTCGTTTTTTTTGGATCTTCTATCTTTCCTAATAGAGAAACAAAACGACGAGGATCTACACCAAGCCCGGTGTAGATCACGACGTGGTTTTTTTGTGATAATCGATTGACTATGTTTGTCAAATTGTTGTAAAGGAAGGTTTCTCCTCCAGTGAGATATATTTCTCCTGTTATCTGCAATTTATCAAGTTCTTCTAATAGAAAATTATACCCTTGACTTTTTTGATGTTCTGGCTGACTGATCCTTAATAATAAACGATCCATTGGATTAATCTTAAATCTGTCCTCGTCGAGATAAGGACCGTGATCAACAATATCCTTTAGCCAAGCCGAGCTATACTGCTTACAACAATAAGAACAAGTCATGTTACATGTAGAGCCTAGCATAATATGTAATTCACTCAAAGTTTCAACGGTGGAGGTCGTGAATTTCTGGTCTTGGGTCGGCATTAACATACGACGACTCACTGCTCCGGATCTTTCTGTTTTCCAACATACCGATTCGCAACCGGGAACCGGCTGGCCAGATAACATTGTAGATCTTTCTTCTTGAAAATGAGGACTGTTAAAAATCTGGCCAGGATTATCCTTGATCCATTTTAGATCAATTTGTGTCGGTGCTACTGCACAACAGGAAAAATTTTGCCGCTTTTCTAGGTCAACAGACAGCCAGGTAAACTTTTCACTGCAATAATATCCATCAGGTATCTTCAAAGACATCAGTACTCTTCCTCTTCCTCTTCCTCTTCCTCTTCTTGAATGTTATCGTCTACTAGATATTCAGTTAATGCACGTTTAATATCTGCATCGCCCTTGAAAGCAGACTTGATTTCGTCGGCTTCTATATCATTGTCGATCAATATATTGACCACGGTCTCAGCAGCTTCTTCTCGGTCTACCGAACTGATGTATCGTTTGATTTCGCTCCATATTTCACTGGCTAGTGCTACTGGCATCCTTATTCCTCCGTTTCAGAATCTGCTGTACTTACCTCGGCCTTCTGATTTTGGAAGTCTCGCATGACTTTGTCCAGGCAACCATCCTCGTTGCTTTCCCACCCTTTGCGGAAGTATTTGATGATCTCTCCTTCGCTGGTCACGAACATGAGTTTGTTGCCGTCTTTCTTGAGCATGCCTTTTTTCTCAGCCAAGTCGGTAAGTCCGCTGTATGGATTCATGCCTGTCTCATACGGGATCTTGACCTGCACGCCTTCAAAAGGCTTGGCATAGCGTGTTTTCATTACCTTGCAAGCCGAGCGGATGCCCATGACGTCGGAGATCTTGTTGCCATCCTCATCCTCTTTGAGTTTGAGTTTACGCATGGCCACCACGATCGATGATGCATAGATGAAGCCTTGTCCGCCCGAGATCTTGTCGTCAGGGTCAAACATATCTTGTGATGCGTAGGTGTGATTGGTACACACCATGCCCACGTTGTAGTTACCGAACATGTTGACACAGTTACGCACCAGGGCAGTAAGACTCTTGGCTTTACGGCCTAAGTCACCTTTCATGTCACCGGCTTCAAACTGGTTCACGTCAGTGGGCGTGAGCAACATGCCCACAGAGTCTATGACGAACATGACTTTGGGACGCTCATCTGCAGGCAAGCCTTTGTAGTCTGCCATGAAGGTAGAGATGGTCTTGGCCACATCATCGATCATGGCCATGCTCAGTTTGAGCAGTTTCCGTTCATCTGTGTCTACGCCCAGGGCATGCAACCATGCTTCATCTAAGGCATTTTCTGTGTCGATCAAGACCACAAAGATTCCTTGTTCCTGGGCATGCTTGACGATGTTGCCGGAGCAGATATACGATTTGCCTGCACCACTTTCTCCCGCGAACACAGTGACCTTGCCAAGGGGTACACCCTTGTTGAAGTCGCCTGAGATCAGATAGTTCAGGGCAAAGTTGCCTGTGGAGATCCAGTCTGTGGGATCATTGAAACCGATGGAAAGCCCATCGATGGATTTGGTTATTTCCTTGCGGAATTTTGATACGTCAAAAGGTTTGCCCATTGTTTGCCTCTTCTAAAAATTTTTCCTGCCCCACTGGACGAGATTCCATGCACGCTCGTGGAAATAATAAAGCACGGTGTTCGCGATTACTTGTATTATAGCGATTGATCCGGCTATTGTAAAGTCTTTTGATATGATATAGGATATCAGGAACGTGCTCAGACTGCCTGTTATCCGCCAACTCACTGTTTTGAGCAGGCTACGTTTTGGTGTCTCATTCAAGACCCATCTCTTTTCTTATCTTGGTGGCGGAAATCGAATGAGTGGCATCATCGAAGGTTTCTTGCTCGATCCGATAGCCCACGTCACGACCATAGGTGATGTTGGTGATGTTGGGTACTACCACTATCTCGTACTGCCCTTGATAAAGAGGATCTAGATCTTTGCGGATGGCGTCCTTGACTGCGGACCATGAAAAAGGATTGGATTGGTTCCATCCCTGGCAGTCACGGATCATGATGCAGACCTGGCCGGTCTTGGCGATGGCACGTTCAAATAGAGCACGATGGCCTGCATGCCAGGGCTGCCAGCGACCCAGCATCTGTACCGTCTCCTTCCGCCAGTCAAACCTGGGACGGCGTCGATCTTCTAGAATATGCGTGCCGACGAACTCGGCCCACTTTTCTGCGTTCTGTTCGGTGATGCGGAAATCGTACACTTCTGGGGGAACGAACATTTTGTTTGTGTCTTCATAACGCCCAGCGTCAATGGTATCCACCCAGATGGTCCAGTCTGCTTTGAAATTGTGACGCATTTCTGGCAGAGGTGCCACAAAATCGGCGATGACGAAATCGTTGAAGAACGAATCTGCCAGTTCTCTCATGCGTATACTTTGTCTGATGCGACCTTCGTGGCTGAAATCCCAGTCGTTGTATTTCTTGCGTACATCGTCGGCATTGATCCATTTTACCGCTGCCCGGCTTGCCGCCTCAGTCTCGGCTGTGGCATGGAACAGCATGCTGTGTTCTTGCAGGTATTTCTGCAGGGCCTGTGCTAGGAAAGTCTTGCCCGAGCCGGGCAGACCCATGATTAGTATGCGTTGTGTCATTTTGTGTCCTTTAGTGTGTACAGTCGAGGAAATACCTGGCTGCTGTCTAGTCCTCGTCGCTTATCTAGTTTATCTAGGAAATCAAATGTGCGAGAAATATCCGGCAAAAAAGGTTGATCGATGTAGTCCAAGAGATTTCGATAAGAATCCTCAAGCAGGTAACCCGGGCGTCGATCTATCCGTCGTGCAAGTTCTTGCCTGACCAGATCTATTTCGCCCGAGGGTAGATGTCTGATGTTCAATTCTGTTGGAGTCAGCAGGGGACCAATCACAAAGCTGTTAGCATGGAATGACCTTGACTGCAAAAAATCCACGGTGTCAAATATGCTGAGATGATTGAGAACGAAGTGCAACATGTTGAAAGTGATCTTGTGAGGAAGATCGCGTATGTGATCTAGATTCTCCAGGAAATCCTGCCAGGAACCGCCGTACCGGACATATTCAAATTCTCGTTCCATCTCGTCTAGGCTTATGGTCCAATGCACGTTTTTGAATCCACAAATTTTTTCGAATATCTGTGTATCCACCTTGCTGAGATTGGTATTGATACGCAATACCACGCCGGGATTGACTGTTTTCAGCACCTCCAGCAACTCTAGGTTTTGCTTCATTAACAAGGGTTCTCCGCCAGCAAGATACACATGTTTCAGATCTCTGGCCCGATCAAAGATGTATTTCTTGAAGGCATCGAGGTCCCGGTCCGACGGAGACACACGAGAATCATCGACTTCTATGGCCCATCTGCTGGAGAATTCTGCACTGCAATACACGCAGGCAAAATTACAAAGACGGCTCCATCTCACATCGATGGTGTGTAAATCATGATTGCCAGTGCGATAAGTTTCCAATGGAACCTGCTTCATCTCACGTATGTAAAAAATCCTATCGCTGATGATGTCAAAACTTTTTTTACCTCGTTCTAAATCGTAGCAAGGACCACAACGAGGGCCGGGTTGACTCTGCGACATGAGTTCCTGTGTCTCTGTGTTGACCGGGCCAAGTAGAATTTCTTCTATGCTGTTGTCCTTGATGTTACCGATGCTGCCAGAACTACGGATGCAGTTCTTGACGGTGCCGTCGAAGTTGTACATCAGTCCAGTCCATGGCATGGGACAGAACGTGCCATCGGTAAGTATCTTTTTTGGTTCCATTAAATCTCCGGAACGCCTGGTCGGAATCCGAGACTGATCTCTTCGGGCCAAAGGTCAGAATTGACTGCGGAGATATAGAAGTCGCAGACATTTTTAACCCAGGCGTCTACATCGGCCGCGTCAATGCCGACCTGATTATAGTTCTGCGTGGCCACTGTTCCTGGCCGGACCAGGCACATGTTACACCAATCCTTGAGATGATAAAACGCATCTTCTAACGCTCTTTTCTGATTCTTATATTCTGCGATGCTGATCCAGTCCTGTCCAGGTATTGCCGGAACTCCTGTGTACTGTGTCATCATAGTAGAGATGTTCCAGATGATTTTAGATCTATCATTTTTCCAGTGTTCTGCTACCTTGTACAATAGTTCTGTCTGGGCATATCCTGCCTGTGCATTGTTGATCCACATGTCACAAGGTACGATGTGTTCTACTATTCTAGGAATCACCTTGATATTATGACCGTCTCTTTTGCTCAACCCTACGATTTCATGACCTCGAGATCCTAAATATTGAGCAAACGCTTTTCCGATGCCAGCGGTATGCCCTGTGATGGCTATTTTCATGCTATACCTCTGAGTAATTTTTGCCTGCGTATATATTCATCTCTGGCCCGGATGTCTGTGTTATCTAAACTGAGTTGCCATGGAGATTTGAGATAGGCAAAACTATGATCAATTCCGTGCTCGGATGCAAACGCTTGTATGTTTGGCAGGTCGTGATGATTTAGCACGCTGACCGTAGTCCATAAGTTTAGGTTAATTGGCATTTTTTTATAGGCCATGACATTGTCATAAAACTTTTGCCAAGATATTGGCCATCTGAGCAGATCATGGACATCACCTATTCCATCGCAACTCACTGTGACCGTGACTTTGATTCCTTTTTTTGCGATATCACTCAGTTCGGTCAACACAGTGCTACAATTGGTATTAAGTCGGAGTGTTCTAAGATTAGGAGGTAAATCTTTTAGTATGGATTTGTAATTTTTGCTATAGGTCGGTTCACCACCATTGATATCAAGATGCAATATCCTGTCTTGAGGTAAACTCCGGAATCTATCTAAATTGTTTACGATAGGAAAGGTACGTCCTCGGAGGCTGCCAATCCTGGTGCTGAGATTTTCGTTACATGTCAGGCATGCCGCGTTGCAGAGATTGTCCAATACCCCAGCGACCTGTAGGTAATCTTTCTTGTCGGTACTCTCATGTAACTGTATAGAATAGCGTCTTATGCTATTGGGTTCTGTTTCTTGGCACCGCACGCACTCTGTGGGCCAGATATCCTGCTCCATTTTAGATTTGGTTTCATGGAGCCACGGGCTAGATTCCATGTCATCTAGATTTTGAAACTCAGGAGGATCCACCATGTGCCCACAGCGGCTCACGGTCCCATTGGGATTGAAACGCACATAATGATCTAATCTTGGACAGTACATTTACTCAACAGGTCTATGTTGTTTTGAATGACGTAATTCCAGGCGTGTGGGTCTGATTTTTTCATTTTTAAACAAACTTCGGTCATGGTCAAATCATTGCTGATCAAGTCAAACAATGTTTGATCTAATCTCACATACATTTCTAAATTTGGATCCTGGGAGATCCGCTGACGCCGATCCGTTGTGACGGTCAGCACCCCTTCTGGTTCTGCTGTACCCACACACGGCTTTAAAAGATCAACATGTCTCAGTGCAAATTTGCAATCTTTGGATGCATATCGTGATAGATTCAATAACCATGAAAACTGAGTGCTGTAGTGCCTATTTAAAAAAAGGTAACGCTGAGCAAACCATTCCACGGTCTTTGCATCTAGATCTGGATAGTCTCGCATGGTCATCTGACAGAATGTATTGATCCCGCTGACAAATCTTTCCAGGGGTGATCTCAGATAGATTTCAATCCTATCACATTGACCAATTTGATTGTTCAATAGAATATTTAAGTTATTCTGCCAGGCGTAGATTGACAGAGCCGATCTGCCGTTCTTGAATATAGGATAGACGTACCGCTGTGGGTCGCGTAATACTACGACTTCACAGCGGTCCGGAAACAGCTCACGATCGATGTGTGATAACATCAGCCCTTGTTTTGACGGGCACGGATCATGGCCAAGATGTCCTGTGCGTTCTGCCCACCCGCGGCAGGTTTGGCCACAGGAGCAGTAGGTGCTGGTGCATCATCATCGAAACTACTGGCAGCGGGTGCTGCCTTTGCCACAGGGGTGACCGGGGCCGGTGCGGCTTCCTCATCGGTCGCGACTTGGCTCGTACTGGATGAGCCTGATGGAGCCGCTATGCCGGCTGGTCGGAAGTACTGACCCCAACGATCGGGATCATAGGGTTTGCCATCCACAGAAGCTTCGAACATCTCTTTCATCACTCGGAGTTCAACTTCGGTGGGCTTCTTGGGCAGGAAGTCGCTGAGTGTAAACAATCCGTGTGCGGCCAGTGCGGCCTGCTCTGCTTCGGTCAGGGCCGTTTCTTTACGGCTCCATTTCGAAGTGTTGTAGTCTGCGTACCCGCCCTTGGAGGTCTTGGTGATGCGGAAATCCAAGCCACGCATCAAATCTGTGGGCAGTTCTTCCAGTTCTGGATCCATCAGGGCCGATTTGATCAGGGTGAAGATCTGGGGACCGATGATGAAACGACGGATGGGGTTTTCTGGCGTCTTGTCCTCTGCCAGCGGGTTTTCACGCACGAATCCTTGCATGATGTAACTACGCTTCTTCCAATACTTACGGCCCATGTCTTCCAGGCTCTTGTCTTTGAACCAGGTGCGTACTTCTGCCAGGATCGGGCAGGCGTCGCCCCACATCTCCACGCACGGTACCTGTACTTGTACCTGTTTGGAATCCATCTCGCCCTTGATACCAGCGAATGGCAGTTTGATCATGGCCCGCTCGACCCAGAAGAACGTGTTCTTTGAGTCGCCGTCCGGTAGGAAACGCACAGTGGCACTGTGTCCTTCTCCCATGTTCCAGTGGGGGTAGATCGCGTTGTCGCCGCCAGATGATTGACCGCCTTTGTTCGTCTCTGCGGCTTGGAGACGTGCGCGGATTTCTGCTAAAGATGCCATAGTATGATTGTCCTTTCGTTGCCTATGTTTACTGCTGCCTAGTGTACTACTTGCCTGTCACGTACACTGATCACAGTATACGTGCTTTTATTTAGTAAAGTCAAACGGAAATTGTATTTTTTGGCGAGATTGCCATCACGAACTCATGTTTGACGGTTTGGTCATCATGACTCCGTCTACGTCGAGATCTTCTTGCTGTGTGGTTGGTACGGGCATGTCTATGCCCAATTGTGCCAACCGTTTCTGCACCCGGGCATCTGCCCATACATTGGCATCTGGATCGGCGTCTGCGATATCACCCAATATGTCAAACAACTCATCATCGCCGATGACATCATATAATTGTTCGGTGGCGTTGATGGCATCGGGTCCTACCACGAGTTCTTGGCTCATGAGATCGGTCAGACGTCGCTGTTTTTGTGCGTCATCGGGCAAGGCCCAGGTACCTTCGGCCACTTGCTCGGCCCACTGCTCAAATTCTGTGATTTCTTTCATGGCGGCAGGGACGGCCAATCGTGCCAATATGGGCAGGGCTTCTTCGATCCTGTGATCCAGGCTCTGTTCGACGAACATGTCGCGGATGGACTCCACTGCGATCTCGGTTTCAGTGATCTGGGCCGGATCGAATCGTTCTCGTTCTTCTCTATAGCCTCGCTGGCTGATCATCCTTTTGGCCTTGGCCTTGAGAAAGGCATAGTGCCTGACAGCCGATTCGGTCATGCCAGCGGCTTGATCTCCCAGACTCCTGGATTTGGCAGCACGGATGAATCTGCTCAGCGTGGCCATCTCGGAAACCAATCCGTTGATGTGCTGACCGAATGCATCATAGGGTGTGCCGCCTTCGGCTATGTGGCGTGCCAGCATTCGGCCATGTGCGAGACTGCGGCTGGGCACACGGAAACGCTCTCCGTCGGCGGTCTCCACGAACAGGCTTTCGATGGCACGATAACGGGCATCACCTTCGCCCAGTTCTCGATCGTGACGGATCATCAGCCGGGTTTTCTTGGGCTGATCAGAATAAGATATCTTGCGGGTACCGTAATAACCTTCAAACAGGCCTTCTTTGATGGCAGCCATGCCTTGCATGGTGTGCTTGAGCTTGCTGAGATCATTGAGTTCAAACTGCAACAGATTGCGATTGGCGAAATATTTCAGATGTTCCAGGAAGCTGTACCATGCTCGGCGATCTTCTTTCTCCATGCCGCGACCCAGATTGTCGCCGTAATAGACCTGCAGATTGTTGTTATCGCCCAGTAACACTACCACGGTACCGTAGTCTCGACCGTCATTTTTCCAGTCAAAACTGAAAAGATCTGCTTGTGCAGGATCAGTCACAGGTTTTCCGGCATAGTCCAGGATTTCAGGATCAAAATCTCTTGTGACCAAGAGATCGTACAAGTTAGAAGCGGCAGTTTTTTCCATATTCCATATTTATGTGAAAGTGGCCACAAATGGCAAGGGCTCGATGATCTCTCGATGATCGCTCATCTGTTCGTCTAGATCTACATAAAAGTCCTTGAGCACCTGCAACATACGCACTACCAACAGAGCAGCCATGATTAGATCGTCGGTTTCGCCCACCTTGCCTGAAAAACTGGTGCCCGAAGCCACGAAAGTTTTCAGCTCTGATATGAGATTGCGGCTATGGATCTTCATCTTGTTGGTCTCGATGAGGTTTTTCATCTTGGCACAGGCCGCTATCTTTGGTTTGTGCGTGGTGTTGAATCCTCGGCGACGGCCGCCGGGTTCGGTTAGGAAATATCCTTTGATGTTCTCTTCTCCGTATTCACGTATGGATATGAGAGCGGCTTCGCCGATGGTGTTATTTTCTACCGAATAGTAGATGCTCTTGTCGTCCCGGACGATGTCATAGATATGTTGCACGATGTTGGACAGGATACGCACCTGCGTGGGTATGTCCGTGCGATTATGCCGCCATTCGGCTATTTGTTCGGTGGTGATGGCATCAAATACCTGTATGGCAGCGGGATCGCCGCCGGTGCCCAGGCTGGGATCCAACCCCAATGCATACACATGTCCGTGTTCGGGATTTTTGTACCATCGAACTTCGCCGGTTTTATACACAGGATCCTGGCCCTCAAGGTCGATCAGTTTGGCCGGTGCGATCAGGGTCTCATCATTGATGATGAATTCGCAGTCCATTTCTCGTCGGAATCGATCTGTACCCAAGGCCGCACGCTGTTGCTGTGCCCATGCTTCGTCTCGATCAGGATGTTCATTCCAGAATGATCTATAGGCCCGGAACCCGTTGACTCCCACTTCGGTGGGATTTCCGTACTCGTCCACACAGCGATTGGCACCTTTCCATAGCAGGGCGAACTGATCTTCGTCGGAGTTGGGTGTTGATGTTATGATGGCCTTGCCACCAGTGGCCAGGGTAGGTGATATCGAAGTCCAGAATTCTTTGGCTATGGTGGGTCTCACGAAAGCGAACTCATCCGCGTACAGGAGCGATATACTCATACCTCGGCCGGTGTTCTCGGTAGTGGTCGCACTCACTATGCGGCTGCCATTGTCGAATGAGAGGCTGCCTTTGTTGTAGTCCACGGCACCAGCACGGATGTGATCGGGCACCGATTCATAGGCATAACGTATCCTCTGCATGATCTCTTGGCTGCCGGTGTATTTGTGGGCAGCTACCAGGATGGTAGAATCCGGCACAAACATGGCATACCACAGCAGATATCCAGCGGCCGATGTAGATTTACCGGTCTGTCTGGGCATCATGGAGATAGAGAACCGATAATTATGATAGGTTTCTATCAACCGCTGCTGGTAATCAAATGGATGATACAGCATGCGTCCTTGGGTGGGATGCTGTATGTAGAAAAAGTTATCCATGAAGTGAATGGGTCCGGTCACAGGATCAGCACAGGCGGCAAACTCCTGTATCTGTTGTTCGGTATAGATTTCTTTTTTGTACGGAGTTTTGACCAGTACGATGTCGGCAGATTTACCCATGTGGGTATTTACTTCGCGGGCTTTTCGCCAGTAAGATAAGGTCGGCTGAACCACAGCCGGAACCAACGATCAGTACCGGGCTGGATGTTGTTGCGTTTTTGCAAGCGAGATAGGACTGCGGCAGTCTTGCTGATGTTGGAGCCTGCCAGCGGTTTTTTGGAAGGAGGATATACTCCTTTGCCAAATTCTCGAAATCTCATCGCACAGGAAATCGCATGCCCGTGGCCTGCTCTGCGGCCTGTACCGTGGTACGATATCGTGGCAGATCTGCCACGGGCAAGGCCGCGTTGGGCATGAGATAGGCCGTGGCATTACCCGAATTTTTGTTGATGATGACCTTGAATAGGTGCGTGGGTACGCCCACTCCTTGACCTATGGTAGCATGCCCAGGGGCGAATATGGCACCTGATATCACATACAGACTCTGACCAGTGGCCTTGACCTGATCGCGGATCTGCATCTCTAGGATACGCCAGATGCCGCGGTTGTTGTTGGGCACTTGCGGTACCATGTTAGATAGGAAAAAACTCTCTGACATGACAGCATCGTTCTGTGTATTGCCCGCGGCCGCACTCATATGACCGCGATCATAGGGCTGGCCAGCATAGTCCTGTAACTGACTACGGCATTGCTGATGCACAGCAGGATCAGCACGGAAATCGTCCTTCCTGGAGGCTGGACCAGATATGGCCTGAATAGTGATATGCTCCATGACAGCCACAGGATTCTTTTTGGAGCAGGAATGTATCACGGCATAGTTGGTTTTACACAGTTCCTGATCACCGGCCTGAGCTTGGAATGTTGGAGCACCATACGCGGTATGCTGTGGACATTGCTGATTGATATTGGCCCATACCGAGCCCATCATAGTAAGAGTTAATAAGATTGCGGCTAAGATTGATTTCATGCCGGTTCCTTTAGGGTTGGTAGTAAACTACCTCGCCAGTGGCAGGATCAAAGTATAACTGGTTTAGCCCTGTAGTGTCATTGACCGTCCTGACAGTGCCAAGGAATGTGTTAGCACCAGTGATCTGTATGACCTTGGTCAGAGCACCAGCAGCATTACCGATGTATATCTCGTTGGTATTGATGTTCACAGTCATCTCTGCTGGGCGAGCGTTGCCATTGTAGTTGGCCACCGACTCCTGTGCGTTGTCCTTCATCACAGTACGGCTGATGCCAGTAAGATCGCTGTATGGTGGAGGTGGATTGGCCATGATCTATGTATTTAAGCCTAGGCTTATTTTGATGTCCATGCGGTGTGCTGTAACCATGCCCGATAGATGTGATCGGCTGTGGCTTGGTGCCGCCCAAGATAGGGCTCTATACCAGCCAAAATGCCTGCGGCGTCCTGCACAGTCTCGTGCTCAGCCCTGGCAGCTGACCACAACGGATCTTCGTCCTCGGCCCATTCTCTGGCTTTCATCTCATCCATCTCGATGTGGAACTGCATGGCCAGATGCGATCCCATGCACCAAGCTTGATTGGCACAGGCAGCGCTGGATGCCAATCGTGTGGCTCCTGTGGGTATGGTAAACGCTTCATAGTGCCATTGTATCACCCGAGAGGTGGGATTGTCGCCAAACCAATGTTTGACCGCAGGATCATCGGCATATTCTATAGGCTGCCACCCAATCTCAGGTTGCGGACTTGGTCCCACAGTACCTCCCAAGGCCCGGGTCATCAATTGGCCTCCTAAACAGTGTCCGATGGTGGGTCTGTCGCGGAGCACAGCCTGTAGGATCAAGATCTCAGCCTGACGATTGCTTAACAAGTCATCGTTGCTACTCATACCTCCACCCATCACGGCCAGGGCTGAGTAAGGTTCTATCGAAAAAGGAAATGCCTGGTCGCGACCAGCATTGCGGATCTCATATGGAATATCGTGTTGATCCAGCCAAGTGGCAAGATAGGCTGGCCTCTCGGGTGTCTGATGCTGGAGTATAAGTACGGGTCGCATGATCGACCCAATCTAACTGATTTGTTCTGTGATAAACCCACGGGCTCTCATCTAGGATACCCGTTAAATCCCTTGACGGGGCTGGTCTTGTTGACCCAATCAGCCTCGGTAGATCGATTGTCTGTGATCTTGTTCACACGGCCCGCACCCACTGATTTGGCCGCAGCATTGATGATCGCCATGTCTACATCGGAGTATGTGGCCAACAGCGGATCTCCGGCAAACGCACCTGCGGGTTCGGTAGGGTAGTCCGGGGCACCGGCCATGGCTATGCCAAAACGCCACTGTGTGTAGGGACTTCCGCCCTGCTTGGTCTGGCTGATGTCGGGCATGCTGACCATACCTTTTAGAGCCGAACGTTGGCTCTTGGGCAGTTTGTTGCCGCTGGCCGGCACATCTTTAGCTGTACCGTATCTGGTTTCTGTCATGAATTCATTGGCACGCATCAAACATCCTTCATATGCATATGGCCAAAAGGTGGATCACCACGTGTGTTCTGCCACAGCTGTCTATTACTTAGTATCTCGACCCAGACATTGGTATCAGGTCTGTTGAGATCCCAGAAATCAAAGTGCAGATTACTGCTGACCGGGCGGCAATACAAGGTGCGTTCTCGAGGCACACACAACAGTTGACAAGTGGTACGGAAAGCATTGGATTCTGTGCTGGTCCGCATGATATTGAGCTGAGGATTAGTGACATTGACCCGACAGAGCCCATCCACGAGATCTTCGGGTTCTCTGGCAGCATCCGCAACGGCCTGGGCCTGCAACATGCGGGCTTCGCTGGATATGCGATCCTGTGTCTGTTGAGCATCATCAGACCGCCGTTGGAAACTGGCCCAGGGCAGATACACACCATGATTGGTACGAACCACGGTACGATTAGCAGGTATGCGTTTGACTTTGAATCTGTATGGTGCTGCACCGTCCTGATCGCTGGCCTCTATTAGATACAGCCTATACTGGTTAAAAACAATGGTGCAGCCCACTAACCGGTGGCGGATTAACACACGCACAGCAGCCAGAGGATCAGTCTCTAGCAAGGCTTCGGCTATGGCACGTCCATCTGGACTGGTCTTGGCCTGGCCGGATTCAATGTCTGGTTCGTCTTCGCCGATATCCAGACTGGTGTTGAGTATGCTCACGCCACGGCTATTGATGCCTTCTTTGTAGCCCGTGACCAGATCATGCATCATCATCCTGCTGATGCCATGTTTGGTGTCTTCAATGAAATACAGCGTGGGGATATATCGTCGATCTCGATTCTTGGCCCCGGCCCACCCTATACCCGGAAAGTATTTGGCCACTATGACGCACATGAACTATCTTGGATAGCCTTGGAATGCTCGCACCGGGCTGGTCTTGTTCACATAGTCAGGCTCGTAGCTGCCGGTATTGATATACTCGGTGGGTTGCATGCCTAGTTTCTTCATGATGGCTATCAATTTTTGTCGTTCAGATTCGGTATAGGCCGAGAACACAGGGAGATTGCCGAAGAAACTGATGTCGTCGGTCTTGGCCAGTTCTTCGAGATCCATACCGACCAGGCTGGCTATTCTGTAGAAATCATAGTAGCGGCCCCAGTAAGTGTCTCCTGCAGCAGAAGGACCAATAAGACCAGGATGTGCTACCTCGAATTCTTGGTTGGCCTTGGCTCGAGTACGAGCAATACCATTCTCGGTAATAAACTCACGAGCTCGCATGTCAGGTATTGGTGGAGACGTCGCCTGAGCTCACTGTGCCCAGTTCTGTGATGGTACAGGTGCCGGCGACTGTGAGTTTATTTTTATAGCCTACAAACACATCCATGTATGAATTGGCCGGCACGGAAGGTGCGGCTGAATAGAGATTACCGGTGTTGCCGGGATATTCCACATAAACCTGGAAAGTTACCGGACTGGTACCAGCGGCTATGCGGACTTTGTCAGTATAGATCGTGGCATTGGCTGCTGTAGTATAAACGTTGGCTTGAGGCATTCTTGTTTTTCCTTATATTACCATGCACGGCACGACCAATAGCGTGCTTTGGTCCGCGGTCCTGGATTGTCGCAGTTATGACGAGCACGGAAACTCTTGCGGCGTGCCGGATTAGATTTTTTGATCTTCATGGTCTTCTGGCCAGCACGTCGGGCTGATGTACCACCGTGACCAAAGTTAACTTTCTTGACATTACCAGTCTTAGGATCTTTCACATAGACTTTGAATTTCTTGACATCACCACGCATGGGCTTGCCCAGTGGAACATTTCGTCCTTGATATTCGGCTTCATCCAACTGCCCACCAAAGTCGTCGATCAGTCGGTCCATGACCAATTCCAACAGTTCTTCGTGATCGTCGTCATAGAGACGATGGTTGATAGAGATTTCATTGGCTATCTTTTGTACCATCTGTCCAGCCGGCGAGGTTGAAGTCATGAGATCGTAGAGCCGATCATAATCTTCAGTATCGGCTATCTCTCCAAGATCGATCGCGATGTCCTTCATCACGCCTTCGTCTACAGTCGTAGCCGTGGTAGGATCTTGTTCGGTGCCCACCGGGGCTAGATCCGCGGCTTTCTGTGCCAAGGGATCTGTGTGTGCGGCATTGGTTTCTGGTTGTTCTGGTGCGGTTTCATCCATCTGCCTGCACCCAGCCAGTTCCAGCATGCGGCTCATGAAATCTTCGGCTATGGGTTCTTCTTTTTTATCATCCATGGCCTGTCGCATACCTTTGCGGGCCAGATGCCGGGCCATGTGCTTGATAGGATTACCAAACTGGTCTTTGTGAGAAATATCTTGATCGGGCTCGAACGGCAGATCATCCTCATCCTCACCTCGACCGTAATCGCGTGTCTGAGGATGGCGATTGGGGTCTATACCTCCTTCGCCCAGGGCAAATCCGGTACCGCGTGTGTTGCCTACCGGACCATAACGAGCGATACGCTCTTGTAGCAGTCCTCTGCGATCCATGGCAGCAAAGGCCTGCTCTGATACGGCCAGAATGATGCGGCCCGCATCAGACTCAACTACCTGTGCTTCTACCAGCTCATCTGGGGCCAACTCAATGTCCAGTTCATCTCCGGCACGGGGATGATCGGCCCATTGTTCGGATTCGGCAAAGTAGTCACGTAGCGTCTTCATCATGCGATCCTTTTGTAGAGATCCATGAGACGTGTCTCTGTTTCTGTTTGTATATCCTCTGCCACTGCACCGAGATTGAGGCTGTGTGCTGTTTTACCAAGTTTCTGCATGGCCAGAGGATTATCTGCCATGTTGTTAGGATTGACTTGCAGTTTAGGACCATTGAGACCGCCGCTGAGACCATTGACCATGGTATCTGTATCAGACTCTTCTACGTCCGGGCTGTTGGCATACTCGCCTTCTTCCATCTGGCTGTGCTCGCACATGCCTTGGCCGGCACCACATTGAGAGCAAACGCCATGATACTGTTCGCTCTGTTCTAGACCGGCCAATTTCAGGATCTGTGCCAATTTGACAGCATCCTCGTCGGAGGCATTCACTGACAGGCTCTTCTTGCCGTCCTCGCCCACGCTCATGTTGATGCTCATGCCCTCGGTCAGGGTCTGTAGTTTCTTATCAAAACTCTCGACCAGTTGGCTTTCGTATACTCCCTTGCCGAAGATCATGCCTTTTTTGCCCTTGGATGTTTCGGTGCTGGTGGCCACTGAACCGGATACCGTGGTTTCATCCACAGATTCGTCTTTGGCCACTTTTTCTGGTAGACCCTTTTCCTTGGTCTTGGCGAACTTCCGGAGCTCGCCAGCGGGCATCCGGGCCATCTCTTTTGACGCACCGCGTAGTTCTGACTTAGGA